CTTAGGAACCCATTTTTGCGCGCGCCCGCATTCAGGGTTTGAACGCATTGTAAAATTTCGTTATCTGCGCCTGTCTAAGTAAAACGTATGGGTGAAGATGAGTTTTAATTGTGTCTCATTTTTGCAACCAAATTTCAAAAATTATAAAAGTAATATGATTTTGTAATTTTAGTTTTAACATTAAGTTAGTATAGCCTAACATTCGAAAGATATTTAGGAATAAAACCTTAGTAACGAAACCATTATAAATTTTCAAAGTTGTGTTACAACCAAAAAAATTCGAAAATACACAAAAATATTTTCTTAACAGGAATTAGGCTGTAAGAAAACCTATTGATAGAGGGACTGTCAACGTCCACACGAACGTACCTGTGTTGCTTAGTACTTTAAGTAAGTACAAAAACCAAACTTTCTAAATTTTTAACTATGATGACAACTAAAATTGAAAATAAGAGATGTGACAAAAAATCGATATCGGACAATGGCCCAGAGTCTACCCGCAATGTCGAAAGCCAAATCAAAAGATTTGATAATTTTGAAAATTATACTAATGATGATGTTGAGAAACTTAAATTGCGATTTCACCAGATAGCACCTAAGTTATTTCAACCAGAAAGTTTAACAGTTAATCATAAGATTAGCTGGCCTCCTGGTGACAAAATTGTCACTGGGTTAACAGACTTATTCTCTCGTAAGAGAGCAGACACTAAAGATTCAGATGAAACATTTGAAACTGCCGATGATGGAAGTAATGAACCAAATATTATGGTTAAACTTTTTAATTTCTTTACGGACAGGAATACTATTTTAGTACTTTTTATAAGTGCTTTAGTTTTTTATGCTAGTGTTAAAAGCAATTCTAGTAGGAAATTCTTAATTATAGTTACTTGTATAGTGACTTTTAGCATTCTTTCTAATACCATATTTACTGATAAATTGAATCCTAAATTACAAGATTTGATAGATTTGTTTATAGAAGTACAAACTGAACAAAATAACAGTGATGGAGAATGTGAACATAGGAATGGTATACCTGTTTTTGAAACTCAAGGCGCTAATTTTGGTACTGAAACAGTTTCTAGATTGTTACTTTCTTCTATGTCTATCCTGACTGGATATACAGCAAAGAAATCTTTATTAGAAGGTATTTTGTCAGCTACAAAAATTTCTGACACTCAAGCTACTAATGTGACTTCTGTGTTGTTAGTTGTAGTAGGTGCTATTAAAAACTTTTTAGTACATATGGAGGCTGATGAATTGGCAAAATATTTTGAAATTGATGCTATTTCTGATAGTCAAGTCGCTGGTTTACAAAAGAAAGTTATAGAATTTGTTGCTTCATTTAACTCAGGAAATCCTGAAACTATGTTATATAGTACGGAAGTTTATAAAACTTTGTATCTTGAAGCTAAAAACTTGAGTTCTGCTGTAGCCAAAAATTCCTTCGATCATAGAGTAGTTATGGATTGTTTACAAAAATTAACTACTGTATATCAACGTATTGAGGAACTCAAACTTACTCTAAACGGTGAAAGAATTGAACCCGTAGGAATAATGTTACGAGGACCTCCTGGAACGAAAAAAGGAGTCTTGACTAAAAGAATAGCTAAAGTATTAGCTAGTAAAACTATACCACATGAATGGAGAACATCTTTTGACCTAGATGATAAAGATTTTTTTTATAATGTACCAATAGATCAATTTTGGGATGGTTATACTAATAAAGCTTGGATAACCTTCTTTGATGATATTTTTCAAAGAAGAGATGCTGTTGCTGACAATGATTCTCATGCTCTTAAAATTATATCAATGATAAATAGTGCACCTATGACATTGAAAATGGCAAATATTTCTAATAAAAACAATGTTTTTTTTAGATCAGCTTTTGTAATAGCCAATTCAAATTTACCGAATTATAATTTGATTCAATCAGTAGCTAATACTGATGCTGTCAAAAGGAGATTTCACTTTGATGTACAAATTTCTGTAAATCCAAAATATGACAAATTAGTACAAGAATTAGGATTACCTGATGAGTTGGATGAATATACAAATTCAAAAACGAGTAAGGTGATACCTAATGATTTCTGGGTATTGAATGTTGTAGAACATGTTTCAGATAAAGAATTTAACCATGGACAAATGGATATTGTTAAATTAATTAGTCTGTGTGAAAATAGACATTTGACACACCGTATGAACTTTTTGACTAATAGAAAATCTGAAGAAGATTTGATACGAGAACTTTGTAAGCAAGATGATATCATGTATATGGAAGATATTAATCAAATGCCTGGGGCTTTTAAGCCTCAATCAGGTATTTCAGATTATTGTGATCAGAAGAAAAAACTCACAAGATCTAAACATCAGTGGATTCAATTAATACAATCTGTTAATGAAACACAAAGACATGAACTTGATTTTAATTGGTATAAATTATGTTCTAGAAAGTGTCGTATAGATCTATTTCATGGAAATTTTCTTGATTCTATGAAAAAATTGCATTTATCAGATAACTACTATGATTGTTTATTAACTTCTGGATATGGGTTATGGCCTATAACTGTATTAAAAGGAGTAGATTATACTATTAATATTGGTATTGATCCCCTAACAGGACATAAATTGAGTTATCTTGATTCTTTTAAAATAGCTTATAATAAAGGAAATATAGATCCTGTAATAAGAATTTTGGATGACTTTTGCAACTTGTTAGCTGGACATTGGATGATTATACTTGGACTAATATTGTTTGGTCCTGCTACTTTGACTTATTTATATAAATTTGTAACAAGTTTCTTTGAAAGCACAGTTTATAATAATCAAGGAGTAGATTATCACAGTGCTGGACAACATCGCTCTAAAATGAGACAAAAGATAAAATTGTCGGCCATAAAACCTCAACAAAGTATTGTGGAACCGCAATCTAATGTGCAACCTGAATTTGATTTGAGTTTATTGCCTAA